CACATCCTGCCGCTGCGCATTGACCTCGGCAATCTGGTGACCAACCAGGTGCGATTTGTGCAGGTCTGGAACGCCTACCTGCAGCCGCAGACCTTGGCCTCGGTGGTGCTGGATAATGGCGAGGGCGTCGAACTGGTGGGGCCAGGCACGCCGCCGCTGACGTTCGCGCCGCTGCAGCTGCGCAGGTGGCAGCTGTCGATCACTACCGAGGGTCCGCCCGTCATCGCGGCCACGCTGTCCTACGACTTCGTGGCCTTGGGCGGCCGCACGGTCACAATCACCGGCAATCGCATGTCGGCGTGGATGCTGCCGCCAGATTGGTCCCGGCCGGTGTCGGAGACTCTGGCGTGGGCAACCGACGTTCAGCAGGCGGCCAGCGGTGGTGAGGCGCGCTTCCCCCTTCGCGGCTCCCCGCGACGCTCCTGGGAGTTCAGCGTCCTGGCCGATCGTCGCGAGCGTCAAGTGCTGGAGCACGCGTTGTTCGACTGGTCGGCACGTACCTGGGCGCTGCCCATCTGGAATGACGTGTCCTGGCTGCAGTCGCGCCTGGCACTGGGCGTGCAGTCCATTCCGGTACCGGCCGCCACCCAGCGAGACTATCGGCAGGGCGGCCTGGCGATGCTCTGGCGGGACGTCACCACCTATGAACTGGTGGAGGTCGCTGGCATCGCCGGCAACGCACTGCAGCTGGCTCGGCCTACGGCCAACGCCTGGGCGCCGGGCACGCGGGTATTGCCCTGCAGGACAGCGCGCCTTGCGGAGACGCCCAGCCTGGAGCGCCTGACGGACCAGGCTATTCGCTCCACGGTGCGACTGACCGCTGTGGAAACCTGCGACTGGCCAGCCATCGCGCCGGCGTCCACCTATCGCGGTCGACCTGTACTTGACCAGCGGCCTGACCTGGACCAATCGCCGACCGCAGAGTTCGGCCGGCAGTTGGTGGTGATCGATGGCGACATAGGTCCGGTAGCGATCGATGACTTCACAGGCAGGGCTTGGCCAGTGCAGTCCCATGCCTGGCAGACATGGGGCCGCAGCGAGCAGGCCAACCTGCGCAGCCTCCTGTACTGGCTGCAGGGTCGCGCGGCCGCACTGTGGGTACCGTCCTGGGCCGATGATCTGGAGCTGATCGAGCCCGCCTTGGCCACCTCCGGTGGCATCGTGGTGGCTTGGGCAGGCGTGTCGCGCTTCGGGCGCGCTCAGCCCGGCCGCCGCCATCTGCGCATCGAGCTGTTCAATGGCCAGGTTCTCTACCGCCAGTTGGTCCAGGCCACCGAACTTGATCCGCAGCGCGAGTTTCTGCAGTTGGACGTGCCCCACGGTATCGCCCTGCAGCCTGCAGCCATTCGCCTGATCAGTTGGATGGTGCTGGCCCGCCTCAGCTCCGACACCGTCGAGCTGTCCCATGAAACCGACGGCGAAGGGCTGGCTCGCTGCAAGGTGTCCTTTGCCGGCATCGGTGCCGAGGAAGGTGAATCGTGAGCCTGTTTTCCCGCCATGTGGAGCTGTACGAGTTCGGCCGCGGATCTCAGCGCTGGCGCTACACCTCCAGCGATAGCGCAGAATTCTACGACTCGCAGCTGTTCAGCCCAGTGGCCATCAAGCGCGGCCGCCTGGGGCAGTCGGCGCAGGAGGCCCGGTCGAATCTGGAGTTGACTGTACCGCTGTCGCTGCCCCTGGCATCGGTGCTTCGCCCGTTCGCACCGACCGAACGGATCACGGTGCGTTGGCGCAGGGTGCGCAAGAGCGATGGCGTCATCCGCGATACGTGGAATGGTGTGTTGAGCGACTTCAACGAACGCCAGAACGACCTTGTGCTGACCTGCCAGAGCAACATCGGCGCAGCTGCCACCAATGGCCTGCGCCGCTGCTGGCAAGGGCCGTGCCCCTTTGCACTGTTCGACGAAGACTGCGGGCTCAATTCAGAGGCTTTCCGGATCGACGGCGTGTTGTCTGCTGCATCCACGCAGGCGGTCACTTCCAATGCCTTTGCTACCAAGCCCGATGGCTGGTTCGTGGGCGGCTTCATCAAGTGGAAAAGGGGCACAGCCACTGAGTACCGCTTTGTAGTCGGTCATGTAGGTCCGGTACTGACCCTGCTGACCGCTGCGCCGCTTGCTGCAGGCGAACTTGTTTCGGCCTATCCCGGTTGCGGCCACGCGCTATCGGTGTGCCACGAAAAGTTCAACAACTCGCTCAACTTCGGCGGCCAACACACGATCCCGAAGAAAAACCCCTTCGGCCCTGACCCCATCTTCTGAGGAGCCTCCCATGTGGGTCCAAATCATCGTAATGATCGTGGCGCTGATCGTCAGCTACGTGATGCGCCCAAAACCTACAGTCCCGAAGCCGGCATCGCTGGAGGATTTCAACGTGCCCACGGCAGAGGACGGTCGCGAGTGCGCAATGGTTTTCGGCACGAACTGGATCGATGACCCAAACGTGCTGTTCTACGGGGATCTGCGCACCACGCCGATCAAGGTCAAGGGTGGCAAGAAGTGATGAATCGCCCTGTCCTGGTCACCGTTGACCATGCTCGCGCCGCAAAGCTTGGCGAGGGTAACGGCGTGCTGTGCGCTGCCGGCATCCGTACCTGGATGGACCGGCATGGACTGGATCTCCGCCAATTCCTGGACGAAGGCCTGCCGGCCGAGCAGTTCGAGGCCCTGGACGATGCCTTCGCCCAGCGGCTGGCTCTGATAGCACGCGAGGAGGCCAGCCGTGGGTAGTGGCAAGAAGCAGACCGTCGGCTACCGCTACTACATGGGCATCTACTTTGGCGAGTGCCTCGGGCCGGTCGACGCCTTGCGGGAGATCCGCGTCGGCGATCGGATGGTGTGGGACGGTAACGTGCAGACCGCCTGGACCAAAGTGTTCGGCATCAACGTGCCGCTCACGGTGCCGGCCACGGGCCCAATTACCTCCTCGCGAACCATCACGATTCTTGCCCCCGAAGTGTTTGGCGGCGACAAGGGTGAAGGCGGGATCGTCGGCAAACTGGAGGTGCGCATGGGCGAACCTACACAGATGCCCAGCGCCTACCTGCAGTCTCTGGTGCCTGGGCCGTGGCCGGCGGCTCGGGGGCTGTTCACAAGTGTGTTCAATGGCCAGGTGTCGGCCATGAACCCCTACATCAAGAACTGGACCAAGAAGGTTTCGCGCTGGCGCGCAGGCTGGAAGAAGGGCCTATGGCAGGGCGGCCTGGTGCAGATCGATGAAGGTATGAACCCGGCCCACATCATCTACCAGGTCCGCACTGAGGGTATGGGGCACCCGATCGAGGTGATTGACGAAGCCAGCTTCCTTGCCGCCGCGCAGGTGCTCAAGGATGAAGGTCTTGGCTTGTGCCTGAAGTGGTCCAGGTCGGTGCCCGCTGGTGAGTTCATGGACATGGTGTGCGACCACGTCGGCGGCATGCGCATTGAAGATCCGGTGACGGGTCTGACAAAACTGGTACTGGTGCGGCCGGATTACGACCCCGCCACTCTGGCAGAGATCGGTCCTGGCCAGATCATCGAGATGATGGAGTGGCAGCAGCCGATGCTGGAGAACAGCGTCAACGAGATCACGGTGGTCTATCGCGATATCGCCACCAACAAGGATGCTGCGGTCACCTATCAGAATCTCGCAAGCGTGCAGGCACAGGGCCGGGTGGTCAGCAGCCGGAAGAACTATCCAGGCCTGTGGAATGCCACGCTCGCCGGCCGCGTCGCGGCGCGCGAGGTGGCAGCGGTAAGCAGCCTGCCCTGCAGGGTGAAGATCCGGGTGCGGCGCGATGCAGGCCCCTTCGAACGTGGTCAGGTGCGAGCCCTGTCGTGGCCACGGCGCGGCGTGGCCCGCATGCCGGTGCGCATTCTGGACGTCGACGAAGGCACGCAGACCGAAACGGCCGTGGTGCTGACCGTTGGCCAGGACGTTGCCGGCATGGCGGCTGCCAGTTACATCCAGCCCTCTGACAGCGCCTGGATCGAGCCGGACACCAAGCCCAAACCGGTCACGGTGCAGCGCCTGCAGGAGGCGAGCTATCGTGACCTGGCCACCACGCTTGGTGCGCCGGATCTTGCTGCCTTGTCGCCAGACGTCGGCTACCTGACCTCGATCGGCGTGCGGCCGTCCTCGGTGGCATTCGGCTACACGCTGCAGACCCGCCTGGGCAACGCTGCATTCGCCGAAGCCGGTACGGCCGACTTCGCCCCCACCGGCCTGCTCACGACCGCAATGCCTGCCAAGAGCGAGCCGACTGCGATCGCGCTGGCCGCTGGAGTCAGCCTGGACGCCGTTGAGGTCGGCAGCGAAGCGTTGATCGATGACGAGCTGGTCCGGGTGGTGTCGATCGATCCGGTGGCCGCGACGCTGACCGTGGCCCGTGGGTGCGTCGACACCGTGCCAGTGCAGCATGCGGTGGGCACGCGGGTGTGGTTCACCGATGAGTACGTCGGTTTCGATGGTCGTGAGTACCTGGCCAACGAGGCGCCCGAGGCCAAGCTGATCACCCGAACCAGCCAGGGTGAACTGAACCCGGACCTGGCCACGGCGATCGCACTGACGATGCGCCGGCGTCATGTCCGCCCGTACCCGCCGGGACGTTTGCGCATCAATGGCGTCGCGTACCCGGCCGAGGCCTGGGGCACTGGCGGTACCGTGGTGGCCACTTGGGCACACCGCGATCGCCTCCTGCAGGCCGACCAGCTGGTCGACTCCGAACAGTCCAGCATCGGCCCAGAGCCAGGCACTACCTACACCGCCCGCTGGTACCTGCAGAACACTCTGGTGCGTGAGCAGGCCGGCATCACGGCTACGACCGACAGCTATCTGCCGCCGGTCGGAAGTGGCGGCAAGACGCTGCGCGTGGAAATCGAGGCTGTCCGAGCCGGATTCACCAGCTGGCAGCGCCTGCAACACACCTTCCTCTACCGCGCGCAGCTGGTGACCGAGGCGGGCGACCGCATCGTCACGGAAGCCGGCGACCCGATCATCCTGGAGTAACCCCAATGCCTGACGTCAAACTCTCCCAGCTCGCCGCCGCCAGTGCGGCCTCGGTCGCGGCCGGAGCCGGCCTGTGGACGATGTCTGGTCACATCCTTGGCCTGCAGATGGAGTATGTCGGGCCGGCATCCATCCGCGTATCCAGCGGTAGCGCTTGGATTCCTTCATTGCAGCGAGCGATCGAAGTGCCGAGTGCATTGACCCTGAGCGGTCTCACGCTTGCGGCCAATACCTGGTACCACCTCTACCTGTACCTCAATGGCGCAACGCCTGCTCTCGAAGTCGTGGCGGACGCACCAGCTGCGCCCTATAGCGGGACCGCTCGTGCCAAAACTGGCGCAACCTCCCGGCGATATCTCGGCAGCATTCTGACCAAGGGTGACGCCACGATCCCCAATTTCATCTGTTCCGCCGGATATGTGACCTACAGGGAACGAACTGACGTGCCGCCGTTTCGGGCGTTGGCAAACGGCGTGTCCACCACGCCGAGCAACGTGCCCCTCAACGGCTGCGGAGTGCCGGTTACATCGAGGACTGCCAAGTTGAACGTCACCAATTTGGCAACTGCAGGAACCATGCTCTTCAGCACACCGGACGCAAGCACTGGAAACATGCAGGGTGTAAGGCCGCAATCCGGATTTCCCATGCTGTTTCCCGTTGATGAGCAGCAGCAGGTGACATATGCCTTCGGGGTCGCCCCAACCGGTGGCGGCGGCTACATCGACGTCATTGGATATGCGGTGGAGCGTTGAGTATGTATGCGATCACGAAACACAGCTATCGGGCCGTCGCCACCTTCACCCAGCTTGCGCCAGAAGAATCGCTGGTTCATCACCTTCCAGACGACCTCCTGACGAGTGTCGAAGGGCTGGAGCGGCGCTCTGATCGGGATAGGCTCCTTCGCGAATGTGACTGGACCCAGTCGCCCGACAGCCCGCTCCCTCCCGAAGCCAGAGTGGAATGGGCCGCCTATCGTCAGCAGCTTCGTGACCTACCGGAGAAGGCTGATTTCCCCAACTGCCCTTGGCCGAGCCCGCCGGCCGGCTTGGACGGTGTCGCTTCCGTGACGCTGCCAGCGGAAGACCCCAATTGAAACAGGGCGCCAGTCTGGCAGCTGCAACTGCCAGACTGGCGCCGCAACACACGCGTACAGCCCGCGTGCTATTGGCCGAGGCCCTGCTCCCCGCGCGGGGGAGACAAGCCTCGCCCAGACCCATCGCAGAGGCTGAGAATGAAGACGACCACGCTGTTCCCCTGGCCAGGCGGGAAGACCCGCCTGCTGCCGCACCTGCTGCCCCTGGTGGCTAATTCCCCCCACCGCACCTACGTTGAGGCCTTCGCCGGAGGCGCTGCGCTCCTGTTCGCAAGGGAACCGGCCAAGGCCGAAGTCCTGAACGACTGCCACGGCGAGCTGGTGCGCCTCTACCGTGTGGTAGCCAACCACCTTGAGGAGTTCGTCCGCCAGTTCAAGTGGGCGCTGACGAGCCGGGAAATGTTCCGCTGGTGCCAACTGCAGCACCCGGACACGCTGACCGACATCCAGCGAGCTGCGCGCTTCTACTACCTGCAGCGGCTGGCTTGGGGTGGCAAGGCGACTGGCCAGACTCCAGGCTTCGGCCGGGGCGGCAAGGGCCTCAATCTGCTGCGCATCGAAGAGGATCTGAGCGCTGCGCACCTCCGGCTCCACAAGGTCACCGTCGAACACCTGGCCTGGCAGCAGTGCATGGCCAAGTACGATGCCGCCGATACCCTGTTCTTCCTGGATCCGCCGTACTGGGAGACCGAGGGGTATGGCGCTCCCTTTGGGATGGAGCAGTACCAGGAGCTGGCGCGCCAGATGGCTGGGCTGCGTGGCGCTGCCATCCTGACGATCAACGACCACCCGGCCATGCGGGAGGTGTTCGGTCAGTTCAGGGACCGGGTGGTGCCAATCCGATACACCATTGGTCGACAGGCGGTGCAGCGGCGGGAGCTGATCTACACGACCTGGTAGTCCGACTGGGGCATGGGGCGGTTTCCGCCCCGTGCAATTTCATTCCCGTGGGCGCAACATGGGCGCCCCACCGTTTATCTCACCTGTGGCGGGCGATTTATCGCGCGCCGTTACAGGCGTCGCCAGCAGCAGCGAGCCGAACCCCACCCGGGAACCCCTGGGTGCCGTGTAGCCGACGATCAGGAACTCGTCGGTGTCTTCGTGCTTCACCTTCACCCAGCTGCGCGCGCGGGTATTCACGTACGGGGCATCCACCTGCTTGCTGACGATGCCTTCGAATCCGGCCTTGCCACTGGCATCGAACACCTGCGGGCCATGGTCGATCACGTGCTCGCTGAAGGCCAGGGTGCCAGGCGCCGGCCCAATGAGCTCTTTCAGGAGTGCTTTGCGCTCCAGCAACGGCGCACGACTGATATCCGCTCCAGCCACGCCCGGAAGATCGAACACGATGTAGCGCAGCGGTTGCTTCGAGCTGCCGTCGATCACCCGCTGCAACGCTGCGAAGTCACTGCGTCCTTCCTTGTCCAGCACCACCAGTTCGCCGTCCAGGCGTGCATCGCGCACCGGCAGCGCCTGCACGGCCTGCACCACTTCGGGAAAATCATCGGTCCAATCCAGACCATTGCGGGAGCGCAGCTTGACCTCGCCATTGTGCAGATCCGCCAGCAGGCGATAGCCATCCCACTTGATCTCGTGAAGCCAGCGGTCGCCGTCCGGCGCACTGTCGCGATGATCGGTCAACTGCGGTTTGAATGCATGCGGGTAGGGTGCGTCACGTGCGCCGTGCAGTTGCAGCGCGCGTGCATGCCAGCGCACATCGGCCTTGCGTGTGGTCGTGCGTGCGACGGGTGTGGCTCGCGCCGTCTTGTCCGCGGAACGCTTCTTCGCCGCAGGTGTTCGTTTCGGCATCGGTGCCGTCAGCAGGTCATCCGCCTCCGCGTCGCGCGCTTCCCCGTCACCGCGCTTGATCAACAGCCACTGCACCTGGCGTCCTTTCATCGCGGTCCGCACCAGCTTCCAGCCACCGGCCAGGCGTTGTCCATGCAGCACGAAGTCGATCCTGCCCGCCGCCAGTGCCTGCAGTGGATCGCCTTCACAGGCCCAGGTGCCGTGATCGAAGACTTCCACGTGGCCCGCACCATAGTGGCCTTCAGGAATGTCTCCTTCGAAACCGGCGTAGGACAGCGGATGGTCTTCCACTTCCACGGCCAGCCGCTTTTCACCGACGCGCAGGGAAGGCCCCTTGGGCACCGCCCAGCTCTTCAGTACGCCGTCCATTTCCAGGCGGAAGTCATAGTGACGCGAGCTGGCATGGTGCAGCTGGATGACAAAGGTCGGCCGCTGCTTCGGGTCGCCCGGTGTGGGCGTGTCGTCGGGCTCCGTTGTCTGCCCGGCGCCACCGCCAAGCCGGCGTTTGCGCCGATACTGGTGCAACGACATGGCTCACCCCGCCTTGCGTCGGGGTGCGGTCTTCTTTGCAGCCTTCTTCGTTGTCTTCTTTGCGGCCTTCTTCACTGGCGACTTGGCGGCTGCTTTGCGCGTTGCGGCCTTCTTCGCTGGCGTTCGCTTGTTCGCATCCAGGCTCTTCTGCAGCAGCGCCATGAAGTCGACTACATTGGTACTGGCGTCCTCGCGCGGTGCCGGCTCATCGTCCACCCGCGTGGTGCCGCCCTTGGACTTGATGCGCTTGTTCAACACCTGCTGCAGGCGCTCGCGGAATTCATCGTGGTACTGCGACGGATCCCAGTCGCCGGCCATCGACTCGATCAACTGCTCGGCCATCGCCGTTTCCTTGCTGGTGATGCGGTAGTCGGACAGTTTGCCGGTGGGCAGCTTGTAGTCCTCGGGATCCACCAGTTCCTGCGGATAGCGCAGGATCATCAGTACCAGCGCGTCCTCATGCGGCATCACCGCACACAGGTATTCGCGCGTACGCACCACCACCCGCGCGATGCCCACCTTGCCGGTGCTGCGCAACGTTTCGCGCAGCAGCACATAGCCCTTCTCGGCCTTCTTGCCGGGCACCAGCAGATACGGTTTCTCGTAATAGCGCGGGTCGATCTGCGCCGCATCCACGAATGATTCCACCTCCACCGCTTCGTGGCTTTCAGGCGCGGCCGAGCGGATATCACCTTCCTCCAGCACGACATAACTGCCCTTGTCGTACTCATAGGCTTTGACGATGTCCTTCCAGGGCACTTCCTCGCCAGTGTCGGCGTTGACCCGTTCGAAACGGATCGGCTTGCGGTCGCGGGAATCGAGCATGCGGAACTGCAGGTCGACCTTGCGTTCGCCGGACATCAGCGACACCGGCACGTTGAGCAGGCCAAACGACAGCGTGCCGGTCCAGATCGGGCGGGCCATGGGCGTACCTTTGGCGGGGCAGGGCATCCAGCTTCGGATGGGCGGTGTAAACCACCCGTGTCGATACCGTGCACGTGGGTTCTACGCAGATGCGGTAGTGCCGGCCGCTGGCCGGCAGAGCTCGCGGCCTGAAGTTTCCTGGGGTTGCCGGCCAGCGGCCGGTACTACTGCAGCAACGGCCTCACCGCCGCCGCCGGAATATGGTCCAGCGCGCGCCAGGCGTCCTCCACCACCGGCCGCGCCTGCGACCAGCCCAACCGTGACTGCCCGCGCATCTGTTCCCATTGCTCGGCCAGTTCCTCGCAGGTATCGGCGGCATCACCGCGTGGCCAATCCGCAGCATGCGTGGTCAACGCGAAGGCATACACCGGGCACAGGTCGCGCCAGTTCCGGTGGCTCTGCCCGCGGCGCTCCTCGTAGTCGCTGAGCATGTACTGCAGGTAGTCCTGCGCCACCGCCTGGGGGTCTACTTGGCGACGCGTGCGGCGCTGCGCGCTGCGCTGGCCGAGCGGATCGAGCAGGGCGTTGAACACGGACGGTGCGGGTCGTTCAAGACGGGGCATGGCCGGCTCCTGCAGCGGGGGCGGGTGGGC